AATTTAATGGCTATATCTTGCAATTCTACTAACGAATAACTTGAAATTGAGTTAATTGGTTTATAAATGTTTTCAATCTTAAAATAATTATTCTTATATTCATTTATTTTATTTTCATTAATGTTGTCTGGAATATATACATGACCATCAATGTTAATTATCACATTTAATGGTTTTGAATAATCATTGTAAATTTCATAATATATTCTATTTTTTACGTACAGAATATTCATATTATATATCATGCACAATAGTTGCAATCCAATTGTTGAGATAATAGGATTATTTACCAAATCTTCCTGAGCATCAACAAAACTGATTTTATAGCTTTTCAATTTATCTTTATAATTTTTAAGGGTTTCAATTGCAGAAATTTTCATTGATTTTTCTTTTTCAAAAGATGAACTTTTATTTAATTCATAATCTTCCATTCCATTCAATAATACAAAAAAACACCAAAAGAGTTTATCTTTTTCACGAGGATTAAAATATATATCATTTTTTTTATTTAAATCGTTAGAATTGCATTCTCCAAATGTATTATCGTTTTCTATATTTTTCTTTTTATTTGTTTGCATTTTAATTGCTGGTTTAGTACAAGTATCATTACTAGTTAATTGTTTTACATTAATGTTGACTTGACTGTCTTTCAAACTATTCTTATTAACAAAACTTAAATAAAACATATAATCTCTCAATGGTTCCAAAATCATAACATATTTTTCATTATTGTTATGATGTTGATTATTTATGCGCATTGATGTGGATGTATCCATTATATCTATATGACCAAATATGTATGTGGTTTAGTTAAATTAACATTGTGATTTCTCTTTATTCCCTTTATTGAAAAAAGTGTTTTCGATTATATTTTTTTGCGTCTCAATGCTTTCAATGTTTATTGTTTGATTATCAACATATTTAATGTAATTATCCAATTGTTTAATTATTTTTGGGTCTAAATCTGTAATATTAATAAATACACCATTATTATTTTCATTAAGAATAACACTTGAATGTTGCTTTAAAAGACGTAATACTTCAATTTGATGAAGTTTATCCATCTCTTCAATTCTGTCTTTTATTTGTTTAACATTCAATGAATTTAAACTATTAGTATTGCTATTTGATCGTTCCATCTTAATTGTGATAATAATAATGATAATAATATAATGTTCTTTTTAATTTAGTTTTCTAAGATAAGTCTTGGTTTCTTTTTAACTTGTTTTAATTGCTCTTTTGGTTTAATTAATTCTCCAATAACAGAAATATATTTGTCATTAAGCTCATAACGTTGTCCAATTACGCGAATTTTAATATTATCATTTTCTTTAATGCTTGAGAAATATGTAACATGATCTGACTTATAATGATGATCCCTCGCAACAAAGATCACAACAGGACTTATGTCTTCGTTTGTTTCTGCACGAATGCCAGCCTTTGTAATATTTTTAGCAATAGCATCAATATGCATTCCCTCAACTGGAGAACATACTAAACACTCAAATACTACTTCAAATGTGATATTCTCTCCATTTAATATACCATTTGAATATGTCAAAATATTAATCGAGCCTGGTTTAATGTATCCTTCAACAGCACATTTGCCTTCAATTTGAGATGATATAATTTTTTCTAGAATGGGTTTAATATTTTTCCCGATTTTATTCATTGGTAAAGAAACACGACGAGTAATCATATTTTTCATGTAAATTCCTAATTTTCTGGGTTTATTATCCTTTTTTTTAAGTTCCGGTTGAACAATTGTTGTCATGCTATATACTTATGATATGTATAGATATAAAATCTTTATCTTTATTCAATTTTATTAATTTATTTAATCTTATTTGCATCAATATTCATCAACACATATTCAATCGGTGTTAAAAACCATCTTTTGTTTTTAGTTTTGTTTTTATTTGACATGCGCAATATAAACTCTTGTCTTATGCATAATTCGGGTTGTTTAATATCTTTTGTATTTTCATCGGTATATTCACCCTTCATTCCAATCTCATTTAATATAGTATTTAATACCTTAATTGCATCATTTTTTCCTGATTGGTCACATCTAGAACCTTTTGCTCGTTTTTCCTGAGTAAATTTAACTTTGAATACCATATGAATGTTATTAAAAATACTCATAAAACCTATAATTTTACTTAAATCTGCTGGTCTAATAATTAAACGTTTCCATTCATCTAATAAATCATTATAATCTTCCGCTTCACCAACAACCCATGCATTATCTCTAAAAATAATCAATTTTTGCGTGTCACCTTTTGATAAAAATAATCCAGTTATATTTCGCGATTTAAGTAATTTACTATCAAAATAATCCTTAATCATAGATAAAACAGTTGATACTTGGGATTTAGTGTTATACAAATAATTTAATAATATAACGGTGTCATCATATAATAGACTCTCAACAATATGTTCGATTAATAATACATTTAACATATTTCTGTCATATCCTTCACGTTCCATTGCAAATATAACAGAACTACAAAACTTATACCAATCTTTCTCTCCACGTGCAATTTCATTTTTATTTGTCGCTAATTCATAATTATGTTCTATTGAGTTAATAATCGCATTTACTCTATCATTTTTAATGTCATTATTGTAATGCTCCTCTTCGTCAATAACTAATTTAATCTGTTTTTGTGGTTTTTCAATAATTGCCTCTTGAACTTCTTCAGGTAACTCAAATTGAATGTCTGTATTTTTATAAGGTATTGGAAATGATCTTTCAAATAAAGAAATATTCTTATTATTTAATTCAAGTGGCTGAAATAGATATAGATCACTTATATTAATTATATTTCCAAGTCTTCCATGCTGGTCTGTAATATATTCATTCTTATCTTCCACTAATTGAGTAAGTGCAGCATTAATTTGAACAATCGGATACTCTTTAGTTACATTAATGCGAGAGATTAATTCCTTTTTTGTAAAAAAATGTCTATCTTTAAAAATATTTCTTATTCTTTGAATAATTTTTTCAGTATTTGTAAAAATAAATACTTCATTATACGTATCCAATGATGATATTTTATCTTTCAATTCTGCTTTACACTTATATGCACATTTATCCATATAATCACACACGGATGTAAATGGTTTATCTCCCACTTGATATGTAACAGTCTGTTTATTTGACAATTTTAATTTAACAGCTTGGTTCATATTTGTTTCAGTAAAATTAACTTGTTCGTAATTTAATAAACAGTCTACTGACGCTTCTTTTAACGCTCTACTAACAAGACCAATTTGAAGTGCTTTTTGTTCGGCTAAACGATAAATATATAAATCGGCTGCTTCTTGACTAGTATCCTCTAATAATGTTCCGTATAAATAAATTAATACATTTCTCTCAGCAAATGGAAGAGCCTTATGACTACAATTTCTTACAGCTCGACCTATAATCTGTTCTATGCGGTTCATGTTATACCATGGTTCCATTATATGAACTTGTCTTATGTTTTGAAAATCGAGACCTTCAGACCCAGCTTGAGAGATTAAAACAACCTTTACAATTTCTCCATTTTTATTATCTGTTGATGTTAAAGCTTTTACGTCAGCTACATTGTCTGGAGAATAACCGGGATCACCTGTAATCATAATATATTTTGCTGGCTTAAATGTTTCTCCCGATGGCATTTGATTTTTTGGTTTAAAATGTGTATAATCAACTTGTGCAGTAGGGGGGTCTTTAAATAATGAACTTACATTGCCATGACGAGTTAATCCTAATTCTTCTAACGCAAGAGCAATTGGAACAAGCCCTCCATCAATAAATTCTGAATAAATTAATATAATTCCGTCTGATTGTATAACATTTTTGCATATATTATGTATCTTGCTGCTATAATGTTCTAAGTTCTCTTGAGAGAATATGCGTGGATATGAATTACTTTTATATTCAAAATCTCTCTTAGATGGTGGATTTGAAATCTCTCTGTATTTAATCAAACGATTAAGTCCTGAGGATCCGATTAAGTCTTTTATGTCAACATTAATGTCTTCGCCTTCAAGTGCTTTATCAAGGCGATCATCAGGATAAATAAAATTCAGTGCTTGAATTGGATTTTGTAATATAGAATATCCCATGCTTTCAATAACATTTTCATATGTTGGTAATTCTTCTAATATTTTTTCCTTTTCTTCTTCTTGTTCTTCTTCAAATAACTGTTTTTCTTGTTCTATTTGTTTTGTCTTCTTTGTATTTTTTTTAGGCTTATTTATTTGTTTTTTAACTTTCATTTTGTTAATTATATAATTATACCCTTTTTGCTGATAATCTCCTATTTTTGTTAAATATACATCAATGTATTCTAATTCTTGGATGATTGATTTTCCGTTTAACTGCATTCTAGGGTATAAATTGTTATCATTTTTAAAAGTATTATTCGGAGAGAATATAGACGGCCATATGCGATATGGAAATGTATATGGATTTTCTCCACGAACAAATGAAATATATCCAGTGGCTTTTCTCTCTAATAATTCTTTTCCTATAATTCTACCTGATGTGTCGGTTTTAAATGTTCCATTAGAATTAAAAACATCTTTGTTTTCAATAGTTGGTCGTCTATCATTCATATTCATAAGGTTTAATAACCAAATGATTTCTTTATAACTATTATACATAGGCGTGGCTGAGAGAAGAAGCAATCTTATATTTTCAACATTTTCAATTAATTTGAATAATTCAAGTGCTACGCGCTTATCACGATTATCGTCAGTAATTCGTATGTTATGCACTTCATCAATCACAATTAAACGGTTTTCAAATACTTTTCTTAGTTTATTTTTTGAACGTTTTAAACGCTGTTGTTCATCCATATCACCTTCGATTTTTGATGATTTATTAATATAATTTGCGAATTCAATGTATCCTAAAAATAAATATGAATTATTAATAATTCGTTTAATTTGAGTAGTAACTTTTTCTTTAGATAATCCTTTCATATTCATTGGATTAATTTCCTTTAAAAATTTATTTCCAGTGCATGAACGTATGTTCCATAATCCGTCAATTAATTTAAGTTTTCTATCATCAAATAATTGTAATTTGAAATTTTCTTGTACGTTTGGTGATGCAACAACAATAATGCGTTGAGTATTTCCTATTTGTTTTAAATAATCTCTCATCTCTTCTGCAACACTAATGGCAGTACATGTTTTTCCACTACCTAACCCATGATACAATAGAAGACTATTATATGGTGTTTGAAATGAAAGAAAATTGCGGGCAAATAATTGTTGTGGAGCTAATTCAAATTCAGCGTTACATAATATTTCTGCCTGTTCAGTTACATCTTTAATTTCGCCGTCATATTTTGTATCAGCAAATTCTTTTTTTTGTGCGATTTTTATATTAAAATTTGGGTCATTTAAATTTGGATATAAGTAATTGAATTCAGTTGTATTTTGAATAGAATTCACATCATATAATTCTTTTTTATTTAAAAAATCATTTGTTATATTTGATAAAGTGTAATCATTCTCTAGTTCATTTTGTAATATGTTAATATTAATAGGCGAAGATGAAATACTTGTGGACGTATCTGATGCTATTTCAGTTGAGCTTGATTCTGAGGCGCTCGATGATGATGTTTCTGTATCTGATGCCAATGAACTAGAAACAGATGAACTCGATGATGACGGTTCTGTCTCGGTTTCATATGAGCTTGATCTGGACGAGATTGATGACAATGTGTCTGATCCACTGGATGATATAGTACCCAATGTTTCTAACGTTTCTATTGTGCCTGATGATTTTGTTGAATTATTAAGAATTGAGGATGATGTTTTATTCTTAGTATTACCCCTTTGTTTAATAGTTATTTTTGGTGGCATAAGTCTTATATATTAAGTATATAATCTATATTTCGTTAAAATTTTATTTACTTTTTCCAATACAGATAATTTTTCTAAATTATATGGTCTAATTAAGTTGCATGCTTCTTCGTAAGAATACCAGTCCATTTTGCTAACTTCATAATTTTGATAATTTTCAATGTAATCAATAGAATCCTTTATATATGCAACATAATAACGGTGTCTATATGATTTATAATTAGATCCGGTAAATATTTCTTCAAATGGCAATGTATTTTGAATAAGTTGTATTTGTTCTCGATTAATGCCAGTTTCTTCTTCAAATTCCCTAATTCCGCATTGTATGTCTTTTTCTTGAAAATTTCGTCTACCCTTTGGAAATCCCCATTCGGTTTCTTCCCAATGTGTATCGCTTTCATCGATTAGGGTTTTAAGAGTATATTCTTTATTGTTAATTGTTATTCCAAGAGAAATAGACGTGAATTTATTTTTTGAAATCTTTTCTTCTCCACGATACTGTATTCCTGTACTACTTACGCCCCAAATATACTCCCATAATTTCTCGAATGTAGACGTTAATAGTAAATTTTTTTCATTAACTGTCATTTCATTGATAATATTCATTAAATAATTCTTATTATACAACGGATACTTTCCTCTCATAAAGTCGACAAATCCAAGACTATGATTTCTACGTATCATTAAATATTCAATGCCAGCAATTCCTTTTCTTACTGCAATAATGCCTATGCTTGTAATTGGTTGCTTACATTGATGAAACAAATGTCCATATTTTCCACAATTATTGCAAAAATTATTATTAAAATTAAAAGACTTCATAAATTGCTATTTGTTATTTTTAATTTCTTTTTATATCCTTTATACTATGGAATTGGAACCGTCAGTTTGGGGACCACATTATTGGTTTGTACTGCATACAATCGCATTTAATTATCCATTGAAACCAAATGAAGTAGCTAAAAAAAAATATTATGATTTAATTAGCAATTTGCCATTATTCTTGCCTGGAATAAAAATAGCAGATAGTTTTAGTCAATTGCTTGATGCATATCCAGTAACTCCGTATTTAGATAATCGGGAATCATTTGTAAAATGGGTGCATTTTATACACAATAAGATTAACACAAAATTAGGAAAACCTGAAATATCATTAGCAGATGGATTAGACAAATATTATTATCATTACAAACCTAAGGATGAACTATTTAGAGAGAAATTAAAAATAAAAGAAAAATATATTTTTACATTTATGCTTATGTTACTATGTTCAATCATATATTATTTATATAATGTCTAATGTGACATATACAGCAAATGTGGATAGTTGCGACAAATACGTGTAAGTGTGTTATACTTTATAGCATGTGAAATTTATTTATGATGGTTAAATGCTTATATTATATTTGATTATATTATAATCACATTATAAAAGATGCGTTATGGATTAATTATTTTTTGTATAACGGCATTTCTAATTGCTGATTTATATCATGATGGACATTATTCAAAATTATTAAAATCTTGGAAAAAATACTATCAAATGGCGTTTATAGGATTTTTAGGGTTATCAGCATATTTATTTATTAAAAAACATCCAAGCCAATCACAGAACCTTTTGGTTCATGCAAACGAATTAATTAAATATATGCCTATTGACAAAAATGCAGGTGACCTTATCTCTCCAATTTTAGATTTTACAAATGGTTCTTTCATGGGAAATACGCAAGGCCAAAACACGAATAATACAACAATGAGCGGTGGTCATTATACTGGTAGTGGGAATGGATATGAAACAATGAACCAAATGACACCTCAACAAAAACGCATGATGACATCTGGAAAGGGAGCAACTAAGCGTTCTGTCAGTGAAACTAAAAAAAAATTCGTAGCATCACAACAAGGATGGAAATGTGGCAAATGTCATAATCAATTAACAGCATGGTTTGAGGTAGATCATGTTGTGAGACTTGAATATGGTGGTTCAAATGAAGTAGATAATTTAGTGGCATTATGTAGAGAATGTCATGGCGCTAAGACTACAATGGAAAACCTCTAGAATATTTTAATTAATTGGTTATTTATTCAAGTTATTTATCATAATGCATGTTATTGTAAATAAGTTTTCTATAGATGTTATATAATATGGATAAAGTAAAATCTACATCACCTGATGCAACATCAATCAATTCAAAAATAAAAGAAGTTCCAGAATATATAAGGCAAAACATAAAACTATTTACATTTATTTTTACATTTATAGTTTACGTCACATTAATTGTTTTTTTATTTAAAAAAAATCCAAAACGAGTAATTTCAAAACACAGTGCTCTCTCAATTGTTACTGCCATATTTGGTGGATTTATAATATTTATGTTAATGTACTATGCATATTACAATAAGACAATTAATCAAAAAATCTCTCAAACGTCTGATGCAGACCCTACATCAACAATGAACATACTTAAAAAATTACTTTTATTCAGCGGAGCAACCTTAGCGATTATACTCATTGTTATTGGAATTATAAAAATATTAAAAACAGCTTCATTCTTGAAATTTTCGTTACTTTATGGATTAAATATTATAATATTATTAATCGGCATAACACTTGCGTTTGTTATATTTAAAACTTTATTAGGTGGTCGAAAACTTCCATTACCGCTTCAATTATTAGTTGATATAATAACATATATACCTTGTTTGGTATATGAATTTATAGAGTTTTTAAAAATACAATATAGTATAACATCAAAACCTGTATGGATTTTATTATTTATTGAAGCATTATTTATTACGTTAAAAATTCTACTTCCAAAACTATATAATTATGTTATTGATCATGACGGAATAAAATTATTAAGAGATCAAGAACGTTTAGACAGTGAAATGTCACTTGGATCATTTGAATCATTACATTCAAAACGACGAATTGATAAAAATTCAAAATATAATTATAAATATGCCATATCTTTTTGGACATACATTGACCCTCAACCTACTTCAACAAATGTATCATATACTCAAGACACAAATATATTAAACTATGGAGGCAAACCAAAAATAACATACAATGCAAAAGAAAATGAAATTAAAATTACTACACTGAACGGGAAGAAAGAAGTCATAATATACAGAACAAAAGAAATCCCATATCAAAAATGGTTCAATATTGTTATAAATAATGATGGTGGAACTTTAGATGTATTTTTAGACAATAAATTGGTATCGTCAACTCCTGGAATAGTTCCTTACATGAAATATGACAACATAACTATAGGAAAACAACGAGGCATTTATGGATTAATAACAGATGTAACATATTTCAACAATGTTCTTACTCGAAATAAAATTTCAGTGCTGTATAATTCTTTTGCTGAAAAAATATAAATTCATAATAAACTTTAGAAAATTTCTAACATAATAATATATCATGGCTTTCTTAAATGTTCTAATAATAGGAGCGGTTGTATTTTTCTTATTGATGACATTGTATACTAGTGTGACTGGTACACCTTCATCTCAAATGTCACCTAAAGTAATCGCTATTGGTGCAGTAATTGTAATGCTATTAATTATTTTATGGAATATGTTTTACGGTTCTAATTCCACTGAATTGAGCCAGACACAAGATGCTACAATTCTTAAAACAATTGAAGCGAATACCATTAAAGCAAATAATAGCACAAATTTTGCGTATTCCGGTTGGATTTTTGTAGATGATTGGACATATAAATATGGTAGTGAAAAGATTATATTGAGCAGATTAGACAAAGCATTACACCCTTGCCCACAAATAACTTTAGCGCCTTACCAAAATGAGCTCGTCGTTACAGTCCAAACATACCCCGACAGCACAAACGCATCACCATCAGTGAATTCGCAAATCCATACATGCACGGTAAAGAATGTCCCCATCCAAAGTTGGGTACACATTGCAGTAAGCGTCCATGGAAGAAGTTTAGATGTATATTTAGACGGTAAATTGGTAAAAACATGTGTCATGCCAGGTGTAGCAAAGGTCGACCAAACTGCGAATATTGGAATTACACCAAATGGAGGATTTTCTGGATATACATCAAAGATATTTTATTATCCAACGGCACTTAACCCCCAGGAAGTATGGGATTTATATGCTGAAGGTTATGGAGGTAGCTCGTTTGCCAGTATTGCAAATAGATATAAACTTAAGGTTGCATTACTTGAAGATGAAGTTGAAAAACGTAGTTTCTCAATATAATTAAATGATAATTCATATCTAAATTCTCTTATATATAATATATAGATATGAGTTCCTTAAACAATAATTCTGTTAATAACATGTTTAGTAAATTTTCATCTAATCAATACATGATTGGAACAAAGGAATTTTTAAATTCAAACAGCATTGTAGCCAAGTTTGCATTTTTAATATTAGTTATTGTAGTATTCTTTTATGCATTACGTTTAGGCGTTATGATTTTAACGTGGATTTTTTCTTCGTCACCAACACCCATTTTAATTAATGGTATGATTGATAGCAAACAACAATGGATTATACCACAAAACCCTTCTACAAATGGTTCTATTCCCATTTTACGTTCTAAAAATGAACAAAACGGTATTTCATTTTCATGGTCAACATGGTTATACATTAATGATTTAACGTATAGATCTGGTCAATATCGCCATGTATTCCATAAGGGAAATGAAAACATAAATGTTACAAATGCGCCAACCGGAATGAATACACCTGATAATGCGCCTGGTCTCTACATTGCTCCAGATGACAATACATTAGTTGTTGTATTGAATACGTTTAAAAACATTACCGAAAAGATTGAGATTGAAAATATTCCAATTAAAAAATGGTTCAATGTTGTTATTCGTTGCGATTCTAACATTGTTGATATTTTCATTAACGGCACATTAACTCGCCGCTACATATTACAAGGTGTTGTTAAACAAAATTATGGCGATATTTTCATTTCAATGAATGGAGGTTTCGATGGTTTTACATCACTTTTGCGATATTACAATTATCCTATTGGAACTGCCACAATCCAAGGAATTATGGCAGATGGACCAAAACTCAAATTAATTACAGATTTATCAGGAAAGCTTGATGGAGCAAAAGAAAGTGACTATTTAGCATTCCGTTGGTATTTTACAGGAGATGAAAATTCATTCAATGTATAAATGTAATTTGGGTCTGTTCATGTTCGTTAATTATTAGTTAAATTGTTTTAATTAACTAATAATATTATATGACAAGTAATCCTAATTATTGTTCAAATTGGAATTTATATAGAAATCCAGCATGGCAAGGGAATTTTATTAGACCATGGTCTAGAGCAACACTTGCATGCATGGATTTATCTGGTTCCGGTATTACAGATTTTGATTTAAATATGAGACGCAAAGCAGAGGTTCTTTCTTATAAACATAAAAGCGGATTAACAAAGAAAGAGAGATGGGCAAAGTTAAATAGAGGTGAAATGTATAAAAAACGTGCATGGGCTACTCAAAATTTTACATATACAAATCCTAATGTAAATAATTTAGATTTTGTTACAGGTTCAACTACAACCTTAACTTGCAGCAATGACCCTCCAGAATTAATTAAAAATCCAACAAGCGCATCAGATGTTCCAGGAAAAATAATTGATCTATATTTAGATGAAGATGTTCCACTAATTAATTATAAAAATCGAGTAACATTTTCTGCAGGTGGGACAAAATATCCAGAGAGTAGTTGGCAAATAGGAGACAATGGATTTCCAGTTGGAAAATCTGGTTCAAATAATATTGCATAAAAAATATGGTATATTCATAGATCATAAGATCACATTTATTTTATATTTGTTACATTTATTATTATATTTTAGGTCATAATTCTTGGAGCGACATTCATAGTAATTAATTCTTGAAATAATAATTTACAAGCATATGGCAATTCAACGTAATCGAAATCAATTCTATTGTCACACATTTTACAATGATGAATGTGCATTTTATCGTTATATGCTGCAATCATTCCACACGAATTGCACACATATACATTAAATGCATCCGATGCATCATATAGTCGTCCTCGTGTAAAACGGGATGCACCATGTGCAATCATACAATCACGCTCCATCTCGCCAAATCTCAAACCACCGTCGCGCGAACGACCTTCTGCTGGCTGACGAGTTAAATTAACCATTGGACCAATACTACGACTATGTTGTTTATCATTCACCATGTGTTTCAATCGTTGATAAAACGCGGGTCCAATAAATATAGGTGTTTCAATCTGCTCACCAGTCATTCCATTATATAGAATTTCATTTCCCTTAGATTCAAACCCGACTTTTTGCAATTCCTTTGAAATATTTTTAATATCATATCCTCCAAATGATGTTCCATCGCCAAATAGCCCAAGCTGCAAAAGCACTTTTCCTAATAATGTTTCTTTAAGCTGACCAATCGTCATTCGGCTAGGAATAGCATGAGGATTAATAATAATATCCGGTTTTAATCCATCTTTTGTGCAAGGCATATCAGCTTCAGGAATAATATTTCCGATTGTACCTTTCTGACCATGACGTGACGAAAACTTATCACCAATAACTGGTTTTCTGAGCGTTCTAATGCGAACTTTGCAAAAGTTATATCCATCCCCATTTCTCTCAATGTAATTTTTATCGACATACGATTCTTCATTTGTTCTGTAAATGCGGCTCTGATCTTCATATTTAATAACCTTTGTATGATCATTTCTATTTTCTTTAATCGGTAAAACTTTTGCAATAATAATGTCGCGCGATTCAACTAGAGTATTTTCATTAATAACACCATTACTATTAACTTTTTCATAATTGCCAAATTTCATCCCCTTTGTTTTAGATAAATCTGGCTTGCAACGTATCTCTTCATCACCGTGAATTTTTTTATCTTCATCTTTTTCTGTATGAAATATGGTCGCTTGAAATAATCCTCGGTCAATTGAACCTTTATTAAATAGAATACTATCTTCTTGATTGTATCCTGTATGTGTCATAATTGCAACAACTACTTGGCAACCAGACGGAATTTGATTTAGCTGGATTAAATTCATTACACGTGTATCAATAAGCGGACGCATTGCGTAAGATAGCACATATGATGTTTTATCCATTCGGTTATCAAAATTCGTCACATAAATGCCCATTGCTTGTTTCGCCATGGCACACTGGTATGTGACGCGTGGGGATTGATTATGCTCTGGAAACGGAATACATGATGCTAAGATGCCGAATATCGTGCTAGGATGAATTTCACAATGAGTATATTTATAAATATAATTTCCTTGCATAGATAATTTTAAATCCTTAGGTGTCATTGAAATCATGCTGTGGCTCTGTTCAAGTGGATCAATATATTCAATAACCGATTTATTTAAAGTCACGTCTGTTAATAAATCGTCCCAATTAATTTCTCCTTTGCGCAATTGAATGCAAATCGATTTAGTTAACGCCAGTTGATTGTCTACTACACGCAAGAGTGGACGAACTAAACGTCCTGCATCATTACATACGCGGATTTCCCTATTTTTATAATCAAATATAATTGACGTGTAAATATTCATAATTCCTTTCATTTTTTTTTCTTTTAAAGAAGCATATAATTCAATTGGTTTTTCTGTATTTCCAATCCAGCAACCATTAATAAATACTTTTACATTTTCATAAATAATTTCTGGTGTCATATTTTCAAAATTATTAACATAAGGTTCAATATAATCATGAAGAGATGTACTATTAGATGGAATAGTCACATTTGTCATATACGATAAATTTTTAACAACACCAATAGACGCGCCTTCTGGGGTTTCGGCGCTACATAAATATCCCCATGTTGTATTATGCAACTTTCGCGGAGGAATTAACTTTCCACTCTTGTCAATCGGCGTATTAATGCGACGCAAATGACTTAAGCTTGATACGTATGTCAAACGATTTAACACTTGAGCAACGCCAACTTTATTGCTATTTGCTTGTTTAATTCCAAAATCTCCAGTTGCAAGTGCCCTCTTAATTCCATTTTCAATTGTAGTCGATTTAACAATTTTATAGATGTTTGTTAAATTAATAATATTCAAATAATCTTCAGTGCTTCTCCATGAGCCATTGTTAATCTCACGAATAATTTGTTTTTGCATGTCCTTTACCAATTTATTAAAATAATTGCGAAATAGATTATTTAATAATGTTCCAGTTAAATCAATGCGCTTATTAATATATGAGTCACGATCGTCCGTATTAATCTCTCCAAAATAGCAACGAAGAAGTTTATTCGTCATGTAACCTAAGAAATAAATTTTTTGTTCCATATTGCAACAATGAGGAAATAAATCATTGTTAATTACTTCAATTGCAAATTCACTTTTTTTCCGAATTCCGGTTTCTTTATCCATGTGAAGCGGTGTATACATAACGTTCTGTGTAATATATGCAATTGCCGATTCCTGAGTTAAATGTTTATTAGCATCAACAATCGATGCTTTTAATTCATTGAGTATTTTATTATTATGCGCATCGTCAATATTCAATACGATTTTTTTACAAATATCCTTGTCTGTAATAATTCCAAGAGCGCGAAATACAATAAAGATTGGAATTGGCTGTTTAATTCGAGGAATTTGAATAAAGATGCTATGTCCAAAACCATTATTTTTTGAAGCAATCATCATAGATATTTGTTTTGGGGAAATGCATTTCCAATCAGGAACTGACTTTATCTCCGCCATCATAGACCATTTATTATTATTTTTCGAAACATCAAAACAATAAATTTGATTTTCAGCTGCACGTTCTTGACCAAGACAAGTTTTTTCAGACCCATTGATAATAAAATATCCTCCAGGATCCATTCTACATTCACCACTTATCTTAGTGTCAACGTGACCATATTGATTTAATACACAAATGTTTGATTTAAGCATAATTGGTAATTTTCCAATTTGAATTTTTGGAAGTTTTTTATAAAATGTTTGCATATTTTCTAATCCGTCTCCATTTCTCACAACATACTTTACATTTATGTCGAGCGTCATATTTGATGCATATGTAAAATTTCGAAGGCGTGCTTCTTGAGGAAACATTAATTTTGTAGCGCCGTTATTTTCATGAATTTGAGGACGATAAATATTGAAATTTTCAAAGTTAATAAACATCTCAAGCGCATATTTATTAAATTCTTTATTTAAATCATGCTCTGATCTAACATGAACTGGATTAAACATATCAATAGTTTTTTGAATTTGATAACTGACAAAATCATTATATGATTCGATTTGATGACGAACCAATTGTTTCAAATGATGACCCTTGAAATATGAACCAATAACATCCCATGGTTCTTCAATATATTCCGTAATATCATCAATGTTATTAATTCCGCTATTGATAGCTTTGAGTGAAGAAGACATTGTAATTTGCTTACAATAGATATAAGGCTAATTTATTATTCAATTTTTATCTTTAAGTCATAATATATACATTACACAATAAATGTAAGTAATTGCGCTTACTGTGCATGATAATATAATAATAAATAATAATAAAATAATATTTAATAACAATGATGTCATATAAACTTATATTATAAAATTTCAATATAAATATTATAATCTATTCTAATTATTACAAATCCTATTATTAAACCAATAAATAATTGCATAAAATGCGAACCAGAACACGTTACAATAAAAAAAAGTTCAATCATAATGTTCCTACTAATATAATTTCATATTTAGACACATCATTTAATAACAAGAAAGATGATTTGTCAATAATGCCCGATTTAACTATATATAACACACCAACTATTGATTTTTCAAATAACATCACAAATTTATTAAATAGAACGAATACAATATTTCCAAATTCTTGTTGTTTTATTTCAGAAACCAATCAATAAAATGAAACACCAATACATTTAATGGAGTAAG